GCTATATGTAAATCAGTAAAAACTAGACTGATTAAAACTACTAAAAAATGTTAAATTATTTGTTAATTACTTGCCTGTTGAAGCACCTGCTGCAGGAGCAGAAACTTTACCATAAACAATAACATTCTCGTCTTTGCGAACTTTCTTCCAATCTACGAATGCGTTAACAACAATTCGTACAGAATTTTCTGCTGCAAGTGTATATGGATCGACAATCAAATCTACATTACCCCAAGTACCCATAACAATATTAGAGAAGTCTCCATATGCGTATTGTGTAGTAGGCACATCAGAATTTGCAATTACAGGAGTACCATCAATATCATTACCATCAAGAACAAGCTCAGTTGTAAGACTTGATTTAGGCATACAACGAAGAATAGCTTTAGCTTTATTAGACATAAGATACTTTCTTTCACCCTTAACGTTTGAATCATCAACTGCTGCTTCTACATCACATAATTCTTTATAAGAGCTAATATTTTTAGCAGTTACACCGTTGAAAATACCTGCTGGCTTGTTTGCACCGCTTGCATCTGCAGATAACATTGTAGACTAAATCTGTGCAACAAGAGCATTGTAAATATCACGACGAATAGCAGCTTCTGCACCAATAGTATCCTGTGCTAAAAATTGCTTAGAATAACTTAATTGTGCTGAAATTCTCTTAGGCTGAAGAGTTACATGTGTAAAAGTATTTTTACTTTCTGCTGCAACACCTGTTTCATCTGCCCATGCTGCAGAACCTTTACCCATAGCAGAAACCTTAAAGTCACCTGCTGGAAGACCATTGTAAATAGTTATACCTAAATTTGAAATAACAGAATCTGCATAAAGAGGCTCAAGTAAACCTTTAAATTCTTCCTCAACAATTTCATCATGAACACCATCACCAGAAACAGTCTGTGTAATTGTACGAGTCTCGGCTGGTAAAGTAACTTTGTGCTCTGCACTATTAAGAGCAGAACGAATCTCACTTAATATAATATTTTTTTTCATCTTATAAGATTTTTTATTTTCATTTCTTTTTTCATCTTTAGAATCAGTTTTAGAATCATCTTCTGGATCTTTCTCAGAATCTGAATCTTTATCTTCTTTATCAGACATTTTATCATCTGTATCAGAATCTTTTTCATCAGACATTTCTTCTTCTGATTTTTCTTCATCAGACATTTCTTCTTCTGATTTTGTATTATCTTCATTATTTATCTCTTTTTCATCAGAATTTTTTTCAGAAGCTCTTTCATCAGGATTTTTTTCACAAGCTCTTTCATCAGACATTTTCTCATCTTCTTTCTTTTCTTCTGAAACTTTTTCCTGAATTTCTTCAGTCTCTTTTAACTTATCTTCCATTTTAGATCTTTCTTGCATTCTTGCATTAACATAAGTATCATCATAGGCAGGGTATGTAACAGCACTCAAATCATACAATTCTCCGATTTTGTAAACATTTCTGTACCAAACATCACCAATCTTTTCATCTTTGTACGCTCCTTCTTCATTAGAATATCTGAAACCAAAAGAACATTGTGTTATATTACCCAATCTAATATTTTCAAGTAAGTCATTACCCATTGTTGTATTAGGCACTTCTAAATCAAAATAAACTCCATCATCGCGAAGATCAATATTTAGTGTACCTTTACCTTTATTAGCGCGAGCAATAACCTGATTATAATCATGATTATATAAGAATACAATATTAGAACTATCAATTAATTCTTGTGAAATACAACCTCTATGAAGAATCTCAATAAAACCAATATCATTAGACTATGTATCAAAAGATATAGCTTTACCTGAAATATGTCTTCCTCCATTTTCTGAACGTAACTCACATCTAATCTCAACTTTATTCATCTGCAAAGAATACGTTAAATTTAATTTATTTATTTATCTTCTGATTTTTTTGAATCATTTTTATTTGTCTTTTCACCAGAATCAACAGAATCAACTTTTTCATCACCAGTTTTTTCCTGTTTTTCTTCAGTTTTTTCATCAGATTTTTCTTTTTCAGAATCATCTTTATTTATTGTATTCTAAGAAATATCTGTATATGCAATAATATGATTATCACCTCCTTCTATAGGCTCAAAACCAAGCTCATTTCTAACTTCATTAACAGATAAAATACCTGAAGAAACTAAAGTATTGTAATAATTTGCTGAATCATTTGATTTCATTCTCAACATTTCAGTCTCATCTATATCCAAATAATAATCATCTTTAGGAAATAACTTTCTTGTAAATTCATCTTCAATTATTCTGATATATGGTAATAAAGTATTTGTCAAAAAAGAAATATTCTGAACTTCAATATCATTGTAATTACCATGTGTTAAATCATTCAAAAGTATAGGTGAAATGTTAAAAAATCTTGCAATTTCTGCAATATTAAACGTACGCGTCTCAATAAGAGCTGCATCTTTTGCATTCTAAGAAAGCGGCTCAAACTTAACGTCTGCAGGGATAAATTTTATTCTTGTATTTCCTTTTGAATTATCTACAGATCCTGAAAAATTCTGCGATAACTAATCTGCCTGATATTTTGTAAGCGGCGTTGTCGCGTGAAGAATACCAAATAAATTCAAACCTTGTGAATAATATGAATTTGCACTCTCTTCAGTCGCCTATGATAATCCTATAGCTCGTCTTGCAAACGTCATAAAACCTTTTCCTTCAACACCATTGTCAGAATTTTTTACCAAGTGAATAACATCTTTCGCCATTAAAACACCTGGATAATATGCACACTTATAATCTACAACATTTTTCATCTTGTCGTAATAAGTATTCATATCATTATATTCAACATATCTCAAAGATTTTATCTTTCTGCCTGATTTTTCAATAACACAATAAGCATTACCGTATAACATTAAGTCTTTAATCATCATTTTTTTGAATACGAACTGATTAATAGGCTAATCTTTGAAATATGTACCAAACTATTCTTTAGGTAATTCATTATCTTTTGATTTAATTATGAATGGAAGTCCTGCAATACTATTGCTAATTAATTCTAAAGCGCAATAAACTGCTGATAAACTCAAACAACCATAACCGCCTGTATTACCCTTAATCAATAATTCAAAGTCTGGATATTTCTGTAAAATCTATTCCTGAACAAAACTTCTTGTCTCTGATTTTGGTATTTCTTTTACAGTATCTGTTTCTTTGAAAAAAATATCTTTAAAATTCATTCTAGCGCTAAAATATTTTAATTATTTATCTTTGAATTATGTTTGTTGATTAACATTAACATTACATGGACCATAATAATAATCTTTATCCTAAAGATAACCTCCAAGAGCTTCAAGCATACTGATACAAACATCAATTTTCTTGTTTTTATCACCATCATCTTTCACTGGCTTGTAATTATCATGTATATCTTCTTTAATCATCGCATTACCGAAACAGAATTTTGTAACAATATTTTTATCTATTATTACTTGTCCGTTTAACAATAATCTCTCAAATTCCTTTGTAGGTATGTTAAAATTACCTAATCCCTGTCCGAATTTAACCATCGGAAGACCTCCTTCGTTTTCTGCTATTTTTGTAAATTCACTTGCATTCCATGGATCGTAACTTGCCTTAACAACCTGAAGATTATTACATATTTCCATTAAGTCTTTCAAAACATAATCATAATCTATTGTTCGTCCTGGACCTGCCTGTCGCATCTGTCCATTCTTTATACATTCTGCATAGAATCTTTTATTTACAGATTTACTTAGAGCTTCTTTTGCAATATATGGTATAGATTTGAAAATAAATTTGTCAGGAAAATAACTTCTATAGACGTTTGGTGGAAACATTAAGCTAATAGACGTTAAATCAGAAACTGTTGATAAGTCTATTCCCAAATAAACAACCTCATTCTTCAATTTCTTTAATTCAACAAATTCCATATTATCAACAATATCTTTATCAGGGATCCAAACGTCTGATGTCTGTACGAATATAGAAAAGTTTTTAGTCTAAACGTCTGCACATACCTGTGCATTATTATCTGCTTCTACCAATCTTTCTTCCATATATTCTTCATCAACAGTTATTCCATAACTCGGGATCGCCTTCTTCCAAACAGATTTATCATGAAAATCATCATCTTTGTCAAGTTGAAACATTAAATAAAATTTTGAATCATCTTTTTTCAGTCCTCTCAATATATCGTAACCCAAATTTACTTCCTCATAACACGGGTAACCAGTCAATTTTGTACCTGCAGACGTAATAATCATTGATAAAGGATTTTTACGCGCTGCCTGTCCAGACTTCATAACGTTATATAAGTCCCAATTATCTGCTGCATGAAACTCATCAAGTATAAACATACTAGGATTATAACCGTCATTCTTCATATTATCACCGGCTAATACTCTGATAGACGATTTTGTTTTAGGGTAAAGAATCTAATCTCTGTATTGTTTTAGAAACTTCTGTTTAGGATCTAAACTGCTTGCATAATTTTTACAAAATTTCAACAATATCTTTGCCTAATCTTTTGTATTACCAAGTAAATAAATTTCACTTCCCTGAATACCGTCACAGACCAAACTTGCTAAAGCTATTGCCGCAGATGTTGCACTTTTTGCATTTTTTCGCGCTATCAACATGAATACGTTTCTTATAACACGTCTGGACCTGTTTTTATCTTTGTACCAACAGAATATATTGTAAAGTAAAAATTTCTACCAATCCATCAATATAAACTGTTTACCTGCAAACTCATCTTCAGAATGTTTCATCGACTAAATAAAATTCTTAATCTTATCTGCCTTCTGCCAATCAAAATAAAAGTCTTCTCTATCAAACCAATCTAAATAACGCTAACATGCAAGTTTTAGAGCTTCACCTGCAATAATCTTCCCTGATAATACATCTTTAGGATATTGTGTAAATTCTTCTGGTAAATTTTTGTATATTTCTCGCATAATTATACGTTTCTCTTAATTTTTGTTAATTTGCAGTTTGTCATTTTGTCACTAAAATCAAAGATTTCGTGTCATTTTGTCAGATTATGCTAAGAAATTAACTATCGGTGAATCTGCTTCTGATACTGTTTCCTGTACTTTTATCTTTGATTTTGATAAAACTGTAAGACCAAACTATGTCATTGTGCGCTGAATAAAAGTCTGTGTATTCAACATTGCATTATATAATGGATTTGTCTTAACCTCACCTGTACGAGTATGAACAACTATTCCTTCTTTCTTTATTGCATCTCTACACATTATATAATTTTCAAAATTATCTGCTAATAATACAAGCTATGGCTCATATTCCTATGGTACTGATCCGCCTGCTGTCATTTCTATCGCTTTACGAACCTTCTTAATCATCGCATCTGTCTCTTTTGAATATTTCATAATCTTTATACTGATTTATTTTATCATTTTGTATGTGTCATTTTGTCACGAAAAT